TTGATACAGTAGGTTTAACTTGTTATGGTCCTATTGAAATACCTCATCCCGAATGGGAAGGTTCATAATTACCAGTAACCTGCTTGTTTTAAGTCTATCACGACTTCTAGGATATGTAAAGAGATTTCCAATAATAAAAGTCCAATGATGATTTTAACTGGTAGATTCATAATTACCAATCTGAATTAAAATCTCTAATCTTTACAGGTTCCCAACGGGTACCATACTCATCTACTTCTTCTTTTTCATGTGGATTATCTATTCCATTATCTACAAATCCAAATGGTGCCATATCTTGTTCTAATTGGTCTTGTTGTTCTTTATACATCCTTTCTCGAATATCATTATCAGTTAATTCTTTAAAGTATTGTTGGTCTACTGCCCATGCAAATATGAATAGACATGCCACTAAATCATCAGTACAGCCGTCATCAGCACACCAAGAAGACCCTTTTACTATGAATGTGGATAGTTCATTCATTATATCATAATCAGGTAGTAATAACTTGTCTGATTCGATTAACTGTTTTAGATTCGAACATCCTATTCTCTTAACTGCCTTAGTAGTCCTTACTCCTAACTGTGCCTTACCACCAGAGAATCCTGCTCCTAGTATTTGTCCAGCACGACCTCTCATAGATGCCATGACTAGATTATCATATTCTAAATCATATTGTAAAGCATTTGCAACCTGTTCTCCTATATCATTTACTTCTATTAAAACAAAACATTCATTATATGCTTTAGCAACTTCTCTTATCTTGTGTGGAAACATTAAAGGTTTAATTTCATTGTTTCTATATTTTGCAACTACTTTGTATGGCATTGTTGTCACATCTATAACTAAAAATGCTGAATAGTCTTGTGATGTTCCTCTTGATACATCAGCAGTAAGAAAGTAAGTTTTCTTTGGGTCTGGTTTTTCAAATATATCTAAATCTGCATGCGATTGTATTGGGTCAACATAAGGCATTTGTTTTAATTTATGTGGAGCGATGAGTGTATCAATAGAACCTAAGAACTCACATTCAAATTCTGAATTAAATTGTGACTGTGAAGTATTTCGTATTGTTTCTTCTTTCCATACTTCATCACGACCTGGTACTTCTGACCAATGTACTTCTATTGGTACATAATCATTCTTTTTACTTTCTGCATCAGTCCATAACTTATAAAACATATTCATACCATGTGGTGTAGATACTATCATTACTTTTGTAGTTTTACCAGATGATATTGTAGGATATACAGAACTAAAAAATTCTTCTGATACTGTTGTTGGTACATATGCAAACTCATCAAGGAATATAATATTGTATGAACCACCACGAATTGCACTTGCCGATGTAGATGCTGCGAGAATACTTGAACCATTCTCTAAATCTAAACTTCCTTTGTTCCATGAGATTACACCTTGTTGCAACCATTTAGGAAGATGTTCATATCCTAATTGTAATCTTCCTAGAATATCTCTTGCGGTAGATGACTTGTTCGCAAGTATGGCAACATTCACATTTGGATTGAACAAAACATAATGCAAGAGATACGCTATGATAATTGTTGATTTACCTGACTGTCTAGGAAGTTTACAAATTGTAAAACGATTCTTATGAAATGTTTTGACCATTTTCTTTTGAAACTTGTACATGTTCATAGGTACAAGACCTTCATCAAGAGAAACTATCTTCATATAGTTTTCTATGAAGTAGATAGGGTCTTTCATACATTTTTGATATTCTTCTATCTGCTCCTTCGTAAATTGAAAAGGAACATTAGCTTTCTTTAGGTTTGGATTACCTAGATATTGATTAACATCTGTACTCATTAGATTTTTTTATTGATATATCTTATTGCAGCATATACTATTAAACCTAGTATGATATAAATTATACCATCTTCCCACGATATCTCATTTAATAAGTCCGCTGTAATAAAAGATAAATCCATAATTATTTCCTCTTTTTATCTTTCTTTAATATTTTTTGTAATTCAGCAGTAGAACCTACATATAATGCATTTGTCACATTTTGTGGTGCCGTGTTCGGTACTTCTTTTAATCTTTTCATAGCTGACTGTAATTTTCCTAATTTTTCTGTAACATCAGCAACTTGTGATATAAGATTCCCTGCTACTTCATATGCTCTAGGATGGTCTGAATTTTGTGCTACATCCAATATACCATCAATAGCATCTTGTCCTCTCTCTATTAAATTATAAAAGTTCTCTCTTTGATATTTATAATCAGTATCTAAATCTTGTAAGGTATTATCTCTTTTGACTGAAAGAGTATTTGGTTTTTTTTCAACGAGCTCAGTCGTTGTTTCTTCTACATCCAAGACTTCATCTAGGATGTCTTTTGTTTTGTTGCTCATTATTATTTCACCTTTCTAGTTTTAACATTAATTTTTGATAACGCTCTTATAGACTTATCACTTAACATGTCTGCAACTAATTTTTCATCTGGTCCTTTCAATGTAAATTTATTTCTATCTTTTTTAATTATATCTGGTACAGGTCTTTTTGTATTCTTATATGTTTTAATATATTCTTGAGCAACAGATAAAGCTTTACCTGTACTATCTGTCACTTCTATATCCTCTAATAATTGTTTAAAGGTTTTCATTAGTCTTGATTCAGTTTATCTTCACCTGATTCTTCATCATAATTTTTTGCATCTTGATAAAAAGATACAGTTTCATTAAATCCGAAATCATCATCTGCATCAGCTGATGTTGGGTTAGGTGTAGCAGTATACCTTTGTTCTCTTTTTGGAGCTGCACTTGGCATATCTGTATATTGGTCAACCTGTACAGTCTTAATAACTTTACTAGATGTGACAGGTCCATATAGATAAAACTTAGTAGTAAATGCTAATGTATAAATGATTGACCTTCTTTCTGCAAAGTCACCACGATAATTATCTTCATAATTAATACTGTTTAATACAATAGGGATATCTCTTGCGATACCCATGTCCGCCATATCTTTAATTGTTAAAGTATAGTCTGGTTGAAAGTAAGGTAATACTTGTTCTACAATTTGTAAAGCATCATCAGATTGTTTTGCCATTACATATAATTCAACATTTAAATTATAAGGAACAGGCATATATTGTGTATCTAATTTATTTGTATTACTATCACTTTTTACTTTCTTAAATTTTTGTACACGATTTAATTTTCTTGCAGGGTCGTATGACATATCTTGTATCTCAAAACCCATTCTAGGTAATGTGATAGCAACCTTACTGTCTAAAGAAGCATCTTGGTCTAGTCTAGTTAACCATTTTTGTTTTGGACCATATGCTAAAGGAACTTTCATAGATTGTGTAATTGCACCACTATTGTTTTTACGAACCACATGTATATCATTAAATAGAGTACCAAACCCTACAATAATTTTTCTAACTGTTTCGTGATAAAATTGTCTATTTCCTAACATTAAGTATATACTCCTGCATCCCCAAATGGATTACTTTCTGAAAAATCTAATACATTATTATCTAGTGAATCAAATAATTCGTTTTGTGCTGTCTTATCTTGTACATAGTCACCTACTATATAGTCTTCCGTCAATAGATATGAACTATCACCACTATCTGCTGAATTCTCTAATAAGATACTTTCACCAACAGAGGTTGTATCATCTTGACAAATTATATTATCAGAATCAGTTTCATCTAGTAGTAAACCAAAATTACTTCTAGCACTCATTATATTTATATCTTCATTTACAGCAGATGATTGTTCTAGTGTAAATTGATAGTCTGTTGCAGCTCTACTTAAATCATCTTCTACCGCATCTAATTCAGTAATACCTGTATCAATAGTTTCAGATGAATATTCGAATGATTTACAATTTAATTTATATACGGGATTATTATCTAATTGATGAAATGGTTCATCATGGTCTACAAAAGCTACTTCAAATACTTTACCTAATGTGGGATGATAAACTAAATCACCTTCATAAGGTCTATCTGTTGATGTAGCATCTGTTTCTGTAAGTATATAAAAGGAACTACCTGAACCACTTACAGTTTCTAATACAGATGAATCTTCTGATTGGTCTATTGTACCTGATTCTAATAATATAGAACCACTACTTGTAGTATCTGTTCCACTTTCTATTTGTATTTGTTTTGTTAAATCTTGAAATCTTGTTTTGTGTACTACTAATGTTAATTCGTTTCTATTTTCTAAACCGAATTGATTCATTAATTCTTTTTCACCTTCGTATCCACCTTCAGCATTTTCAACATACATTTCGATAGGAACTTGTGTAGTAAATTTACTGAGCGAATCTTCACCAAAAACATTATCAACAGCGACAGTCGTTCTGTCTATGTAATAAACATCATGGCCATATATTTGTATAGCCTCTTTTACTAAATCACTATACAGATTTTTTTCTGATGTTGTTGCAGCAGAATTGTCTGTATGGAATGCCTTATTGACTGCCATAGTATTATCCTATCATGTAATCTATAGGTGTTTCGAAAGCTAATTGAATCTGTTCTTCTAGTCTTTGTACTTCTTCGATTGCTTGAGAGTAGATTTGTTCACCATTCATTGTGACACCACCCAACATAGCAACTCCATTAAATTTAGAAAGGTTTGCTCCCCATTGTTTTTTAATTAAAGCAGTTGCATATCTTTTTAAATACATATCATCATAGATATCTGTATATGTGTCTGGGTCTATTTTACGAAAACATTCTATAATTAAATATTCATCTGCATTAACATGTTGCCAATCCATATCTAAATATAATCTATTTTGATGTTGATTAAAACGAATTGGTACTTCTCCCACTAATACATGAGATAATAAATCTAATTGTTGCATTGTCATTTGATAATGTATAATTGATGTAGATGAGAAATCATATAAATCATTTAATCTTAATTGATAACGAATATCAAACATACTATTTGTTTGAGCACTACTAAAATCAAATATACCTACTACCGATAATACAGCAGATGGCATTGGAATATAATTTTTACCTTCTGTAAATGAAGCAGAAACTGAACTATCAGAAGTATCTGTTGCTGTTGTTGTAGCATTTGAACGAGCACGAGTTATATCATCTGATGTAATCTTATATTTTAGATACATTCTTTCAACACCATCATAATGGTATTGTGCAAAGTATTGTAGAGCTTCATCTACTCTATCATCTACTTGGTCATCAGATACATTGATATCAATCACTCCAAATCCTAGAGCTCTCTTACAATATGTCTTTAAAGTTGCCTTGGTTGTAGGTGTTGCCATTATAATTTCCTATTTTTATATTATTTATAATAATAGAATAGTAAATAGTAAGACAAAACAAGGATATTAATATATTAACTCTTAGGATTATTATCTTTAACTGATTTAATATGTGTGTACCAAGAGCCAGTTTTAGCATCATTACCTAGTTTCCCAGCATCTATATCTTTGTATAACATATCTAACTGATTTACTATTGAAGTATAAAAATTGCTACCAGTATCTCCTGTTCTTCCTAAGATATAAGCATTATCTATATACCATTGTTTAGTTTTTTGTATATCAGCTAAAGTTTTAGAATCTTCTTCTCTGGTTGTAATTGTTCCTTTGTTATCTACTATTGCTGCCATTATGCTCTTTTAACTCCATAAACTGTCATGTTGATTTTTTGTGCACCAGTTCCAGCTGGAAATATTAATTGAAATCCATTCATAGCATTTGTTGCCGCTTCATTAATATATCCATGTCCTATTGCTATTCTTGAACTACCATTTGAACCTTCACCACCAGTCATATAAACAAATGACGGACTTACAACCCCCTGTGAATCGTTAGAATCAGAATCCCATCTACCACCAGCACCATTATTAAAATACATCCAACCATTTGTTGGGTCTACTAAACCAGCTTTCATTTGTTGAACAATAGTAAATTTGTCTTCTGCATCTTCGGTAATTCTTTTTTCTGAATTGGTATGTGTTAAACCTAATGTAGTCTGTCTATAATTTGAATCTGTAACTGCAGAACCATCATCTAAAAATCTCATTTGTATATCACCATCAGCTTGAATAGCAATACCATGAATTAAAACTAAATAATTATCATAATCAGAATCAAATCCTGTGAATGAATATGATGTAGTAGTAGCCGTTGCGTCATATACATTAACCGCACTTAATACTTCTAGTCCACCACCACCAGCTGCTGCAAAAGATAATACACCACTACCATTTGTTTTTAGAAACTGTCCATTTGAACCATCAGCAGTAGGTAATGTATAATCTACATCACCACTTTGTGTGCCAACTTTAAAACCTGTATAGTTTGTGCCGTTGTCTGTGTCTTCGTAAATTCTTACTTCACCTGAACCAGTAGCTCCATTATGAATACCTACCCAACCACCATCATTAATATCTAAAAGTGTTCTACCATCATATTGATTGAATTTAATATCTTTAGCATCTGTAGCTGTTTGGAAAACTACATCACCACTTGAACCTTTTAATATTAAATGGTCTGTATTAGCAATCTTAATATCTATTTGGTCATCTGTATCAGCAGTGATACTTGTATCCGCATCAGCGTCTAAAATTAATTCTGTACCATTTAGGTCTTGAAATCTTGCTTTATCTCTTGCTCTAGTCATACTAATAAAATCCTATTGTTTGTCTTATTTATACATTATTTATAAGAGTTTCTTTCCTTTAAACCAAACTGGTAGACCTAAATGTTGTCTACTATCATATTTATTAAGTTCCCATTTAGGATTGGATGTATCATTGTAATGTAAAAATACTTGTACACATTCATTACCTTCAAATCTATTACGCCAATGAGGTAATTCACAACCAGAATATATTAACATATCACTAGGATTTAATTTAACTTCTATGTTTTTTCCTTTAGTATCTGTTAACCAGATAGGCCATACATCTCCACCTAGACATAAAGTAGTAGATACTTCACAAGAATATCTATCAGTATGTTTCTCTAGTGATTCTCCTTTATTATAAATTCTAGCATAAGAATATGTTGGTGATAATTTAAGACCTGTTTCTTTATTCATCTTATCAGTTAATAATGTCAATACAGTTTCCATAGCTATATCTGAATAATGAGAATATGATTTTGGACATTGTTCATCACCCAGTTTACCCCAATCATCATTATACTTGGATATGTATTTTGAGTTTTTCATTCTATAAAAAACTTCTCTTTTCATGAGAAAATAATCATGTACAAAATTTGCAACATCCATTGGTATTGCATTTTTTACAATTTTATATTTGTTTTTTTTATAACTCATACTGAACCCTCTTGCATTACAATATTTCTAGGTAGTGCCATTAAGTTCCAATGTATAAATTTAAAATTTCCACCTCTAGACATAACATACTCATGAGGTAAATAAGATGGGAACATATATATACTGCCAGGTTGTGGTTGATAATTTATACACTTACTATAATAACTAATTTGTTGTATATCCTTTTCAGGTAATGCAGTCATAGCTGCACCTGGTCTTGGGTCATGAAATAAAGGATAAGAACTATTATCATTTTCTAAAAAAAAGAAACCAGATATGTGACAATTTTCATGGATGTGTATTCTATGATGACCCCCACCATCTTTGGCAAACTCTTGAACCCACATACTATGTATTGCAACATCATGATTTGTCATATCTACTCCCCATGTGTCAAGTAGATTAAAACCAGTCTTTCCAACCCAATTAACTAACTCTGCTAATTTAGGGTCTTCTTGCATACTAACTGAATGATAAACATGACCAAAATCAGTACCTAATTTTTGTATCTTTTCTTCAGCATTATTATGAGCATCATCTAAATATGGTTGAGAATTTTCATTTAACTTATCAACCCATTCTGGTTTTTCTGTTGCAAAAAAAGGTGTTGCAAAAAATTGCTCATATAATTCATTATCATCATTCATAATATCTTATCTCCATTCTGGTCCTAAATTCCATTGTACCAATGAAAGTCTTTTTCCTTTTGTGACAGGTGAAACTCTATGATGAGTAAAACTTGGAAAAACACAAATTGAACCTTTAGGTAATACTTGTTTACATGGTACTATGTAATGTTTACTATCTGGTTCATTTTCCATTCTATTATCAAATTCTAAAACTCCACCCTCATATTCATGTGGATGTGATAATGAAACTGTGACAGATAATTTTCTAATTAAACCATTCTGTTTTTCTTTTTCATAATACAAACCTGATGAATCTGTATGCCAACCATAATATTGACCTTCATTATATATTGTAAATTGACAAGGTTCAGAATCAACAATATCAAAATTCCAACCAGCTAGTTTATTAGCTCTATGTACATAAGGTCTAATTTCTTTATATATCCATTCTTCATTTAACCAAGTTATATAAGAATCTCTTTTTTGTAATAAATTTTTAACATCTTCATCATTTCTAATCTTTATCCCTGTTGTAGCAACATCAGGTTTATCATCCATAGCTATTTGTATAATATCATCACATAATTTTTCTGATAAAGCTTCTTTAAAATAATAAAAAATTTTTTTATAAAACATATTTATTCACCTCTATAAAAAAATTCTTCTGCAATTATATCATCAGTCCATTGATAATGAAACCAACCTGTTGCTATATACTTCTCATGTTTTCTTGTTCTTTGACTTCTATGTGTATGTGTCCAATCAGTAGGCCATATTAATGTTAATCCTTTTTTAGCTGGAGCTGTGATATCTAAATATTTAAATTCAGTACCACCATCAGGTACATCATTTAAGTATGTCATAAAAACTAAAATTCTATGACTTCCAACACCTGGCCCATTTCTTTCATTGTGCCAAACTTTATAACCACCACCTGGTCTATACCATTGTACATTCCAATTTTGTACAATACTATATGAAGATAAACTTTTTACTTCATCATATTTTTCCTCATACTCATTCACTACTTTTTGTAATGCATCAAGATAATCTGTAAAGGGTGAACCTTCTGGTCTAGGACTACAAGTTAAATCTTTTGATTCTTTAATTTTTATATTAACTTGACCTCTATTAATAATACCATCTTTTACATCTGGTGATTTTTTATGTTCTTCTATTAATGCATCACATATTTTTGGGTCTATATAAGAACCATGTATAAAACTTTTAAATGGAAATAATTCTTTACTCATTGAAATTTAGGTCCTACCATCCAATATGTTAATGTAATTCTTTCACCTTTTGTCACAGGTCTAACTCTATGTGGTATGTGAGAAGTAAACATAAGAATATCACCTGAAGTAAATTTCATTTCTTGTGGTCCATTATCAAATAAATCAAACTCACCACCTTCATATGGTTGTTCTGATAAATTTATTAATACAGTATATTTTTGGTCAAAATTATGAGAATGGTCTGAGCCATCACTATGCCATGAATATTCAGCACCTTCTTTATATACATTATAATTTAAATAATTATATCTTGTTGGTTGCCATATGTTATAACCTAATGTATCAATATTAAGAATTTGACATGTATCAAAAATTTGGTCCATATAGTTTGCAACATGACCATACTCAATATTATTAACTATTGATGTTTTAGTAGAATTTCCAGCCTTACCAAAACAATCTTCTAGAGGATGTCTTCTAATTTGTTTATTAAATTCTTTTATAGTATCAAGTGATAAAAAATTTTCAAATAGATGTATTAATTTCATCATTACCTCCCACATGATAATATATTGATGAATCACCTCTACCACAAAATTGAGATGGCATTAAATTAAATGCTATTGAGTATCTAGTTTGTTCACTATTATTTTTCAATACTGTGTGTGGTGTTTGTGACGGAAAAAATATAACAGAATTATTTTTAGGATGCCAATCGTATGATGAACAATTCCAATCATTATATTCAGTAGGGTCTACACAAAATCCATTCATTTTATTTGCCCAGTCACCAAATCTAATACCTGTATTTATACCTTCTTCATTACCAAAATAAAAAACTCCACTCCACATACTATTATTATGATTATGAAACATACTACCTAAACCAGGGGATGTATATGTTAACCATGATGTAGTCATAACAAATTTTGTATCATTATATTTTAATACACTATTTTTAAAAATATTAAAACAATGAAATATGGATTCACCTAACCAATGTAATTCTTTGTGTTCTTTTATTACATGAATACTTTTTGACCTAATATTATCAACATCATCTTTTGGATTCCACTCAATAGTTTGAGTAAGATTCATTAAGTCTTTTGTTTGTTTTTCTGTGACTACTATATCTTTAGGATGTAGTATTGTAGAAAATATAGGTATTATTTTTATTTCAGTATCACTCATAATATAATCCACTTGTAAATTATGTAATTATTTATAAGTCATTTATTAAGTAATTTCTTCCCAAGCACTAGATGAGGGATTCCAATACCATTCAGTTAGACAATCTCCATAAGGACCATCTTTACAAGCTCTCCATTTGCTAGCAGATTCATCCCATCTAACAACCATCATTTTTTCTACACCATCTTCTGTATATGCTCTTGCAGAATTACCTGGGTGAGCAGTAGGTGGTTCCCATTGTAATGTATCTGTATTTAATGTCCATGACGCACAAAGATTACCATCATAGTCAGGTGGTCTAGGTTCATAGAATTTTTCTTTTGTTGGTGACCAATTCCAACCCTTGCCTGGAAATTCACCTCTTTGATTTTTGTTGTAAGAACATTGTTTCCATGTTCCACCCCATTTACCGTTTACCCATGATTCTGCTTCTGCAGAGTAATCTCCACCATTAGCATCAATGTCATCATTACTAAATACATTAACTACTTCAACGACATTATCTGAATTAATTTTTGCAAAATGTGCCATGATTTATTTCCACCTTGAAGCAGCCTTAGCATTAAACTGTGCCTGCATAGAATATACACCATCACCAACAGTTCCAGAAGCTGCACATGGTTCTACAACAATAACTATACCAGAGCCACCTGTTCCACCAACCTGTGGTCCATTACAGTAGCCAGAGTTTTCACCCCCGCCACCACCACCTGTATTGGCTGTACCATTTGCAGGTGATTGAAATATTGCTCCATTAGTATTTGCGACTTTAATACCGCCATTACCACCGCCACCAATTCCACCTGTACAAAATCTATATTGTGTTGATTGTTGTGCTAACACATTAGGGAATGAACCTAATGCACCAGCTGAACAGTTAGAGTTATTACATGTACCAGCACCAAATTGAGTGAGGTTTCCACCTCCACCTCCACCTATGATTCCACCTGTACCTATACAGCCAGGAACACCATAAGGATTTAAATTTTTACCAGCTCCACCATTACCACCAACAACATTAGCCCATACT